ACTCGACTCTTGCTCTTCGCTTTAGGCTTCGACGATTTGCCAGCTTTTCTAACCCGGCCACCCTTCTTGAGTTCTTGTTCTTTCTCCACGCCTTCAATCTTTCCGGCGTTGCGTGTTGCGTAGAAGACTTGTTCACCCTTCTTGCCCCCGTATGTGCGTTTCATGGATTGCATGATCTTTTCGCCTTTGTCTGTCAGGGGCATTAATCTGGTTTCTCTGCACTGCCAGCAGCGGAACGGCCACGCACAGCCATCTTCATACCGTGAATTGTTTCGTACTTTTGCTTCTTTTTATTGCCGCCAAACAACTTCATACCTGCGTATGCAGCCATAGGCTTTAGAAATCCGGAACCTACAGGCGCTTTGAGAACAGCATCGATAGGACCAGTGGGGCGGTCATCCTCGCGCAAGTCTTCTTCTGTTAGGAGTTTACGTTCAGTCATTAGAATTCACCCTTCTTCATTGCGTCCGAAAGTTTAACCGCTCTCGAACCTACCTGTTTCGCCCAGCGGGAATCGAGCATCTCCCGTCCAGCGGCGTCGAACTTGTGGTCGTGGATCGCACCCCACATACGCTTGAATTTACAAAGGCGTGGCACACCCATATTAAAGGCCATGTCCATCAGGATCAACTGACGCACGGCATCCAAGTCGTTGACGATAGGCTGTACGCGACACAACTCATCCTCAACAATCTTGATGTCGTTCATGGCAAGATAACGTGCATCCGCCTCTGTGATGCCATGCTCGTACACAACAGCCATCGACGGAATATCCATGTGGTCTAGTTCTTCTTTACTAATCCCCCGGTCTTTCAAATTGCGCCCGATACCAATAGTGTCGATGCCGAGGGTGTCCTGATACACAGTGAGGACCAAGCCTTCGTGTGCAATCAGCTTATCTAAAAAGTGTGATGTGTTGTATTTCATTTGCTGTGTACTTTCTGTACATCAAACGATGCACGGAGAGACGCCCCCTTGTGAGGCTTGTAGCCGCCCGGGGGGTTCTTCATAAGTTTGTAAGATTTTCCAGATTTCATCCAGTGATAGCCTTTAGGGGCCGGTACTGACTTTTTCATTCCGATTCTCTCCTCCCATCCAGATGCCAAATGCACCGGTCATGGCACCCATCACAACGCTTACAAAGGCGGACTGTGCTGCCGTTGGGGCGTCCAAGTTCATAAACCACTCTGCACAACGCCAACTCATCATGGTCATCACGAGCATCATAAACCGGGGCAGTAACTTCCACTTGGATATGCGTTCGAATGTTACGTCAGCCACGCCTATTTCTTTCCGAAGAACTTCGTCGCGCTTCGTACGCCAAAGCTTGCAGCAACAATAACGCCCAAGCTGTACTGGTACCATTCAGGCATTTGCTCCAGTTGTTGAAATCCGTGTGAGACGACATCTTCCATTCCGGGGATGAAGGCGAGTATAAGTGGCACTGAAAACAAAATAACCAGCCACTCATCTTTCCACGAGTTCTGGCTACCTTTGATTGCTTCTAAGTCCCAGTCTATTTCACCTGTGGCTTTCTTTTCCATGATGACCGCTTCGGCTTTTGCCTTTGCGACCTGTGCGCCTGTTTCGGCTTTTGTCTTTTCGACCTTGCCTTCGAGCCACGTACCCGCCAGTTGCGAGATTGGGCCGATCAGTAGGTTTAGCATTTCCACCTCTTCCGTGCTTGTCTCAAGCGGCTGTTCGGATTCTTTGCTGCTTTGGGAAACTTTTTCATTTGACCTGCAGAACGGGCACAGAACGACTTACGCCGCTTTGCGTCTTTGCTTCCGGGCTTTACTTTGCCGGTGACTGCAGTCTTGAGTTTGGAACCGGGGTTCTTCTTGCGATAAGCCTTGACCCCAGCTTCGGTCATACCCGCACCCTTCTTGGTAGGGCGAAAGTTCTTTTTGTTACGGGCTGGCATCTTGTCGGCTTTACGGGCCATCACTTCTTCCTTGCGGTTTGTGAAGCACGTTTAAAGTTGGCGGTTGTTGGTGCGCCTTTGCTACCAGCCTTACGCATCTTTTCACCGCTACCCGCCTTGATACGGCGTTTCTTGGCTGCAATGTTAGCATATAGTCCGCGACGTGCCATGTAGTTTATCCCCGCAGGAGGTTCCTGCTTTTATCATGTAATTAAAAGGGTGTCAAGGGGGCACGAAGCCCCCAAGACAAAGTTTGTTATGTGCCAGTCGAGACTGTAGCAGACTCAACAGGGTTCTGCGACACGTCGCACAGGACGGCGTGTACACGGAAACGCAGTGCAGTCGTGCCGGATGATCCGGAGTCAAGCACAGTCACCTGAACGGAGTCAGCAGCAGTGACCATGTTCACGCCTGCAGCCTTCAGGTTGAACTGGATGATTGCAGCAGCGTTACTTGCGCCACCGTCAACCAGCGAGTCAACGTCAGTGCTGGTGCCCACGTCAAGTGTCACGGAGGAGTTGCCCGAAGCCTCAAGGACTTCAAGAGCGCCGCCGATTACCATCGTATCTGCAGGCAGATCGATAAGCTTGACGATATCCGCGCCAGCAAGCGAGGTGTTATCCACCGCGTCGTAGACCGGGGAGGTGACGATGTAAGGACGAGGCAGATTGCCCGGATGCCCTACAGTACCGCCGCCGGTAATAGTACGATCATAAGTAGCCATTACTCAGTTCTCCCTACTAGTCGAGGCTAACAACGCCACGGACGATGGCTTCCGGACGGAGAACTTTCCGACCAAAGACATGCAGACCGCGAACGATGTCGCTAAAGGTTTCAGTTGAACGGACAACCTCAGTCTTCGCAATGTGCGAAGCGGTAGCCGTTGAGGACATATGACCGCCGAGAATCACGTTCTCAGAGCCGTCCGTAGCAAGCCCAGTCAGTGTTACCTGATCCGTGCCGCCGCTTGATACGAGGGCAGTAGACTTGTAGCACTGGAAGCCAGCGATGTTGCCCAGCGAGACAAGACCGTTACGCAGCGGGGAAGTCGCATCGCCAGTTACCTGAACTTCTGCGAACTTCGCACCAGCCGAGAAGAGGTGCTTGTAGAATGCCGGGGGAGCAACGAACCAGCGGTTCTCTTCCGGAACCGATTCGTTGTCGAGTGCTTCTGCCATCTTCAGCATGGTGTTGACAGCAGTATCGCCGGGGCTAGATGCACCACCGATATCAAGAGCGGAACCGAGCGTACCAATACCCGAGATTTGGGTGGTAGCAGCACTGGATTCACCGTTGAGACCTGCGTCAGTTGCCATGATGTCAAGGACGTTAGCATCGTACTTACGCTTCAGGGAGAATGCTCCCGAAGAAGTAGCAAGTGCCTCGAAGTTAACGTGAGACTGACGCTCTTCGATGTCGTCAATCTTAAACGAGAAAGCATTTGCCTGATCGACCACCATGGTGATCTGATCGTCAGCAAGGTCTTGCGCGTTAATAACCGAGCCGCGAGTATACGAGGAGACGGTGATTGTCGGCTCCTTGATAATGCGGACGGTGTCGCCAAAGTTCTCAATTTCGCCAGCGTAGTCGGTATTCGTAATATCTTCTGCAACCGAAGCGCGACGGAAGAATTTGAGAACCTTTTGGCTAAAGATTTCCGGCGTAAAGTTGCCGGAAGGCAGGTTACCATAACCTGCAGAAGTACCAAAAGCCATTGGTCTGTTCCTTCCTTTGTTGAGGTTTAGTTATTGTAGTCTATTCGACCTTCAGCCCGTGCGGCGTCGAGTTCAGCTTCGTGCTTCTCGAACTCCCACGGCTTCATCCGACCGATTTCAGAGGCTTTCCAAATCCGATCAGTTCCCTTTGCTTCACCTGTAATGTCACGTGCCTTTGGAGAGTTTACAGCCGCTGCAGCAGACTCGCTCTTCTTGGTACGCTTCTTAGTGGTGATGCCAGCATCGACCTTGTAAAGGTCAAGAACACGAGATGCCCAATGGGCGTCAGTGTTGTTCTTTAGGATGCCGTCTGAGATGTTCTCGGGTTGCTCTTCGAGCCACTGGAGAAAACGCTCATCCGTACGTAGTTCATTAAAGTCCGGATGTTTGTTTGTAAGTTCTTGGTATGCCGCTTGGACCCGTGTATTCTGTTCCTTTTCGCGGATCGTTTCGAGTTCTTTTTCAAGTTCCCCTGCGCGTTCTCCCGCTTTCACGGTTGCAATAGTCTCGACGACATCGTATACGTCGGGGTACTGCTCCTTGAATGCTTCGAGTTCTTCAGGTGACTTGGGCAAAGCAATATTTTGTTGGCGAGTAGCTTGCGTAAGGGTCGCCGTCATTTCTTGTTCTTTTGCCTTGAACTCTGAGATTTTTGCATCGTAGTGCTTCTTGAGATCGTCGTAACGTTTCTTGTAGTCGTGTTCCGCTTTCTCTGCGCCCTGTGCAAAACTTGGTTCGGACTCTTCATCCGACGCAGATTGCTCCGCTTGTTGTTCTACAACTTCCTCGTCTTCGTCTTGGTACACCTCCTCGCGGTATGCACCTTTATAAAGAGAGTCATTGTCGATGGTTCCAAAGGAATCGTTGGGTTTGTTGGCACGATGGCCACGAACTTTTTTTGCCATTTTATTTACCTCATTAGCGGGGCTACTTTGGCGTGTAGGTAGCCGCTCCGGTTGTGTCAGGGCCGCGTTAGCGGGTAGCTGACGAATCAGTCAATACCGAGTTCAACTTTAGCGTCACGGTATTTCTGTGTAGACTTAGTGTTACCAAAATGTCTCCGTACCATATCTTCTTCGGAGTTGCTCATTCCGGCTTTGTAACGTAGGT